TTGACTTTCCTGAAGCTGGACGACCTGTAACTAAAATTTTCATAAATAACCCCTTTTTAGATCATATTTTGCGCATCGTTACCCGCATATTATTGTCGCCTTATGACCATCATTTTGACTTAAAAGACTTCGCTATTTAAGACAAAATAATGATCTCAGTTTTAAAGCGTATTTGAGCCATTAACCGCATGCTTACTATGGCTTAATGTATCAGTTTCAATCACTTGATTATCAGCCTGATAAAGATCAGATTTTAACGAATGAACCGATTGAGAAGTCTGTTGAATAGAGTTCTCAGTATTGATTTGATGATTGAAATTATCATTATTTGTACTCGCAAAATAGTTAAACGGACGATCATTATTTTCAATTAAATTCTGACAATCCTTTTTAGAAACATTAAGTTTTGTACCTTGTTGAGTGTAAGCAATATAACGTCCATTCATCTTGGTACAACCTGAGAATACAGGTATAGAAGTTACGGTATATGTAACAGCTTTCTGTATGTGTTCTTGTTCAAATGGCTTATTGGGATCATATTCAATCATAGGTGTACCATTTGGATTCATAGCAGTGACAGAACCTTTCGATTTAGTCAATTGATCAAACCATTGTTTACACTCAGGCTTTTCTACATTTTCACCTTTGCGACACTCGATATCAGCATTAAATTGTGAATTTTGAGCTACTGGAGATAATGCTGCTAAACCATTTTTTTTATCATCTTTATTTTGAACAGTTTGATTTTGTTCATCTTCTCCTTTCATATGATTAAATATTTTATTGTCCGAAAAAAAGAACATGTAAATAATACCAATCAAACAAAATCCAGCTATAAAGAATAGCTTCTTCATATACTTAGGAATCTGTATTTTTGAATTAGTTACAATTTCAGTAGATTTATATAACTTAAATATATCCTTTGGATAATCAAACTTAAAAATATCCTCTGCACGTTCTTGAGCAGCCACCGTTTCAGGATTCATTGAATAACCACGATGCTTATGAATTTCAGCCCTAGCACGATTCATTGGTCGTTTAACGTGATAATGCTCATTAATCAATTCAAGTAAATGCAGGTGTAAAAACTTAGGACTTTGAGTAATAAATATTAAGTCATAACCTTTGTGACGATGATCTTCTAGCTTAGTAATCAAAGGGTTAGATGAAAGCTTTTCTTTGGATTTATAAGCAAAATAAGATAGTTTTTGAGTTTCATCGTAAACAATTAATGCCCCAAATACTCCAGTGACTTCGTCACCTTCGTCGGTGAGTGTCCAATCTAATTCACCAAATTCATTCACTGGTATAGGTTGAACTCCATCAATATTTAAACCATTAATATTTGAATATACAGGACGACCAGTTTTAACAGCTTCCAAAATTAAAGTCACTGCGTATAAAGTCTTTCCATTGCCGGGTTGTCCAGTAATGAGCTTAGTCGGCATTATTTTCTCCTAGCAAATGATAATTTTGAAGCTTCAATACTTCCACGTGTCAAAATTGCCCCAAATGTAAGTGATAGAGCTGTATCAATACCAAACATAGACATAAGCCCAAGCATTGGCATTGATGAAGCTTGAGCAACAGCAGAATCTATATATTGAGATAAAAGAAGATAGGCACTAGCACCCGATGCAACACCTATACCTAAACTTGTAATTAATGTTCTAACTGAGTTATTTGCAAATACATCAAGTAAGTTATAGAGAATCTTCCACATTAGGTTTTTCTCCCTGAAATGATAAATACAGCCCCAATTGAAGCCAGAGCAATCACAGATGCTTTAATCACCCAAGCCCATTCACATATAAAGTCATAACGTAGAATCGTAATTTCTCGAGACTGACCATGAAATGAAATACTTGTTGTAGTCGGAGCAGGACAAGAACCACCCCAATACACATTCACTTTTTCAGGATTAATAGGAAGATCAGGAAGGTTAATATCTGTTTTATCTTTTTCAGGTATTCCATCATCTTTCGTTAATTCTTTTTCAATCGCTTGAGTGCTTTCAGCAGTAGTCTTTGTATTTTCTTCTACTTTTTGACCTGTTCCCAATAGATCAGAAACCCAGCCTTCTACTTTTGCAGGAAATGAAATTACTACTTGAGCAGCTTCACAAACTACTGGAGCCCAACCGCAGAAAACGGGAAATGTTAGCGATAGATCAGTACCGCCAGTCGTGGTGTTAGGTTTAGTTTCGCCTGTTGCTTCTTCTTCAGTTTTTGTTTGAGCATTTGCTTCAAGCTGATTAACAATCGGACGAGCTTTTGCATCGTCTTTTTCAGCTTCAGCGACGATATCAGCGGCTGCGGCAGTTGTTGCAACTTTTGCATCAGAGTTACCGTTTTCTGCATTTGAAATGATTTTCTGAGCAACTGTGGGTAGCGGTATTGTTTTTTCTTCACCCTGCTCATTCGGGTCATAATTGGGATTAGCAGTTGTGTCAATATAGAAATACGTAACAAATGTAGGAGCATTTTTGTAAATAGGACTAACTTTATATTGTGTTACTACTTTTTCTGTAGAACGTATACCAGTTATTACACCATTACCATTTGGATTTTTATTCCATCTCTCAACATGAGCATTAATAGCAGCGTCTAAAGATGAATATCTTTCACTATAGCCCTGAGAGTAAAAAAGTACAGGTGATGATGTTGAAGGATCATCAGGTTTTGTATGATATTTAATTTGATTGTTAACAGGATCAAGAACCCAATCAATGCCATCGCCTATGAGTTGAGCTACAGCTACAGATAAAGCATAACCACCAGCCCCACGAGCAAGTACTTTTGCAACTTGAGTGGCAGTTGGCGTTATTAAAGCAGTTGATGTTTTTGCAACGTTTTTGCCATTGATGATGACGTTTTTTAAACCATCGTATGCAACAGACGCGCCCTTAGCAACTGGATTTGACAATGACCAACCACCAACAGTTGCAGCATTCGCTTGATTAATTAAAATGACATTTGAAATAGATAATACAAATGATAAAACTAAGACATGAATTTTCTTAAAAAATTTTCTCATATGTATCACCTAAAATAAGATTTTCAGTCCTTGATAAAAGATGAAAACGAAAAACCAATTTACTAAACTAGGCTCATCCATTTTTAACTCCAAATTAAAAACCGCCTCTCTCTCCGCGCTCGACAGGCTCGCGCAGAAGAGAAGCGGTTTTATTTGCTATTAACGAACTGCACCGCGTGATTTGCGTAGTACTGAAATCGTTGCAGCCAAACCAATAAATGCTAAACCAGCAGTTACAGCAAAGCCCTCACCAGATGCAATGTTTGCAAGCAAGCCCGATGTATCAAATTCAATTACAGCAGCATTTGCAGATACAGCACCAGTTAAAGCAGCCGAAGCCACCGCCAATTTAGCAATAAAAGCCTTTTTTGATTTAGTCATGTTTTTCATGATTAACCCCTTTTATTTGACTGCTGAGCGTGATTTTTTTAACACCCAACAGACTGAGAAATAGGATGCAATTGCTACACAGATTTGTACCGATTGCGTCCCAGTGATAGCAAAATCAAGCCAGTTGAAAGATGTAACCCATTCAACACATTGTTTAGTAGACTGATCTACAACTGCACATTGATAAGCCATTTCTTAATTCCTTTGATCACACTTTGTTTTATGATCTTGTATTTGTCCTTGATGCCAATATGTTCCGCAAAACGGACATACAACAGGAAAGTTAAATTTTAGGTACATTTGGAAGCTCAACATTTTGAACAATAAACTTTTGAGATTTACCAGTAGTCACCATGTCAAAAGTAATTTCGGCTTCAAGTGGGAATTTATGCTGACGAAGAAGAGCAATATTTCTACTGTCATGCCAGTTAAACGTTTCACACGCATTACCGACAGTTGTTCCCTGTGATGTATCCAATGGCACTTCACAATACAAAACGACATGATCGTAATGACGTGAATCATCTGTTTTAAAATCAACAGCTTTAGCACCTAAGATTTTTACTTTGTTTTTAAATTGCATCATTGCTAGATTCTCCGAGCAGTAATAAGCACATGATCTAGTCGCTTAGGATAAGCAAGCGGATCAGAGCATGAGATAAGGTTAATTAGTTCATCAGGTTCAAATACCTGTTTGAATATGTTGATATATTTTCCGTACTGGTGTTTTAAATTCTCAATTGCCGTTTTTGCATTGATCTTTGCAGTCTTAACAATCGTTTCTATACGTGCAGGCTGTTTATCCTCTGCTAAGAACAAAAAACATGGATATGAAGCGATAAAGTATTCTGATGGTGCTAAAAGAATGTCATACGGCAAAATACGATCTACAGATTTAAATTCGACTTCTGCACGTTGCCAGTTGTCATCTGGATCACCTTCTGCCCTGCCTTTTTCATACAAGCGAAGATATTTACCACTTTGACGACTGCCAATATTTAGAGTACGACCCTTGCCGTTAGGACGTTTCCAATTCCCCTTGTGTTCTACGTTGGGCGCACGATTACCGAGTTGAAAACCACCTAAATTGTCCTGTTGGTCACCCCAATCGACATTGATTTTAGTACCATCAAAGTCATCATGTGCAAGGTCTACACGTGTTAACTTTGCACGTTCTGCATAGTTGGAAAGGAATGTATATAAGCGACGTTCCCAACCCTCTTTTGCAAATGCACAGCCTTTACCATTGATCATGATTAGAATCGTATTTCGTTGACCACCAATACAAAGCAAACCCATGTTTTCACCGAGTACATAGGATTCTTTATAGAAGTTACGACCTGAATTGTTTTTAGAAGTCGTTGTAAAACCAAAGATATATTCTAAATTTTCGTTGAATAACTCTACAGCAGAAGACCAACGTTGTTCATCTGATATGCATTCATCATCATCAAGTAGATTATGAGAAATTGTTTCAATGCCAAATGTAAAGTTAACCCAATCGACTACAGCAATTTCATTGTCAGCAGGCAATCTGCATTGAACAGGTTTTACCCCTGAACTTGTAGAAACCATATGCATATAAGGCGTTGGAAATTCACGAGCAAACGGAGTAATTAAATCCCAATCCGCAGTATCCATGCGAGAGTCAGAAATTGTTACCCCCATCTTATTAGAGGGGGTAGCCAAATTACTCAATCCCCCCTGTGTAAGCGTCGGTTTAGAATAATTTTTGATCATCCCTTAATCCCCATTTC